TGGATTTCTTGTAATTCAAGATGATTTGTTCCATTAACACTGTCACTGCCGATTTATTGAAACGCTTCTTGATTAAAATCTCTTTGGGCGACAAGTTGAAATAGAACAGAATTTCAAACAACCGCGTAACATTAAACATTTTCTTCAGTTTTGCAAATGTTTCGTCGCATATGCCAATAAACTCCAATGGAGTAATATCAACTGCACTGTTTGATGTCAAGTTCATTTGTCCCTGAATATTCTGAACAATGTGCTGGAACGCAATGGGGGCTTTAATTGTGTTTTCATTCTTGAATTTGAAAACTTTTTCGACCACTTCATCGCGATACTCTATCAACTTCTCAATGCGCGTTTTGCACATTGATTTGGTGTCGTCCCTCTGTTTCTTGAAACGCTTCGCAGTATCGCTTGTGTAAATTTGCAATAATTCCTTGTTTTCGCCATTATTGATTCCAACAAGGTCATAATACATATAAATGTCTTCAACAGACATATTCACCAACTGGATATTCTGGTTTTCAACACGTGTTGTTTCTGCGCCGTCGTCGCCATAGGTAAACTGGACAATTTTACCCATGTTGTTGCGAACCGTGCCGTCATACTCGACTTTCAAATCTTCGAGACCCTTGACCAACCGACGCTGAATATATCCGGTCTGACTCGTATCTCTCACTTGCAATCCATTTGCCAAACCAAAATTCAATGTTGTTGGAATGGTAAGGTCATACATTTTAGGGTGATTTTCCACACCAATTGGCACAATTTCAACAATTGGGTCTAAAACAACATTGTTGTGGGTTGCAAAGTTGCGATGAGTTTTGTTCCATTGGATTGCAACTAGTTTACACTGTTTCTTGTCATCCAATAATTTCACTTTCTCTGCAAATATCTTGCCCCACTGTGAACGAATGCTGATTCTGTAAGAAGGCTTGATATTCACAGTTCCCAAGTTATTCTTCTTCAATTGTGTTTGGAACACTTTGCAGAAAATTCCAATACGCGAGCACAACATACTGATACCTTCAATTAGACGTTTTGACGAAGAACATGCCTCAACACTGTTCTTTGAAATGGTTCCGTCTCCAGAAAAGTATCCACTAAGAAGTCCGCAGATATAATCAGTGTTTGCAACAAATGCTTCAGTATGAACGTATTTATTAGAAGCACCATGACCAACCAATTTGCTGATGAATTGTGACAATACGGCGGAAGAACCTCTTACAGTTGTTGTTAATCCACCAATATGATTGGTTTTCTGCAACTCGGTCCAATGAATTTGTTGTTTACTAAACCACAATTTAACAAAATTGCGTATACTTTCATTGTTATTTGTGATTGAAATAGAACTGTTGTTCACATTTCCTTCTGCCAAGAATAAACCAACAAAGACACCATTTTCGTAATTTAATTCAAATGTATCGCAAATTTCTGCATTAACAACTCTTTGAGCATGATAAGGATAAATGCAGCCATCTTTAATGTTTGCATTGTCACATCTCACAGTTGTTCTTTGCAACGAAGACTTCTTGGTGTAAGGAAGTTGGAATGCAGTTCCGTTATTTTCATTCCACCAACCTGCAGGTATTTTATTGCGGGACTCCATTGTTTCATTCATTAACTCAATTGCCTTGTTGAAATCAGTTCCAAACACAAAGTCTTTCTTTGACAAATAATCGGCCAAAAGAATCTGGTTCAAAACAGTTGGTGGTTCACACAATTCAGCCGTAACTGGAACACAATCACCCACACAAATCTCGGGAGTTAGCATTTCATAGAATCCATTTCTCTCTTTGTTCCAAATTAATAATGATTTACTTTCGGTTACAGTTACTGTGCGACCACCCAAAGTCTTTATCTCGTATAATTTGGTTCCAGGGTCGTGTCTTGTAACCGCTGTGATTTCTTCCCACGAAACCTTTCCATTTTCGCAAGTGGTCGGAACATAAATATTGTTCACATTCAGCAGTTCCATATTTTTCTCGTCAAAATGCTGAACTGCATCAACACTTGCGTCTAATTTGCCATCAATCCAGCGGCCAATTTCCGTGTAAATTGGCTTGCCGTTTTCGTCAATTAGCACAATGGGGGTTTCCCAGGTCACGGATTTCACGGCCGTGTCAATCAAACCCATACGACCACCCATCGCGTGGAAGAACAATTCAGGGGCAGTCAATCCAGAAATATACGAGTTCTTGACGAAACCACGCGCTTCTGGTGAGTCGTCGTATTTGCTAAAATGGGGAAGCGTTCGGTTGTCAAAACCGTAGGGGACGCGCTTTCCATCAATACTTTGCTGACCCAGACACGAAATCATCTGGGAAATATTCAACATAGAACCCTTGGAACCGGATTTGACAATCTTTACAAATCTGTTACTGGAATCCAAACTCTTGACACCAATCTTACCAGTTTCGCTGGTTGCATTGTTCAAAACATTGCCGACTTGGATTTCAAACTCTTGTGCATTCGTCTTGCCCGAATTGTTTTCCAGTATTCCAAGATGTATTTTATCGGTAATTTCCTTGACTTCATTCATCTTCGAAGAAATCACATGCAAAACCTTCTCGGTGGTTTTGCGATCAGATATCAAATCGCTGATACCAACACTGTAAGCACTGGTTTTCATGTATTCAGTAATGATCTGTTGTAAATCATCAATATAATTGGAACACGCCATGTTTCCAAAATCGTTGCAGATACGGTTCAGAATACCTTTTGTACCAGAACCAAAGACACCCTTGTCAGCCTGTCCTCTTAAGTATTTTCCGTCAATGATTTCAAGAACATTGTTGGAAGTATTTGCATTTTCTTCGTCCTCAAATAATTTGGTTTTGTATTTTAATGAAATTGGGGGGGTTATTTGCGATAATATATCAAAGCTGGTAATTCGCTTCTTACTTCTCAATTCCTTCATGTCAACATTTGAATATCCCATCAACAAGTTCATCGCTTGTCTTGGATTAAAATCAACGTCTTCTCTTGTGAATAGATACGAACCTAACATGGAATCTTGGTAAATACCAATGATGGGGGCGTTGCTGGAAGGACTTATTATCTGGTAGGGAATTGCCGCCAAGTTTCGCAACTCGGACTCGGACAATTCGTTTTGGGGCATATGCATATTCATTTCCATTAACTTAAATTTTAAGTTATACCCACTGCATTTCTGCAGTGGCCGGACTTTACCTTATTCCGCATCCGGCTGGTTAGGCCATCATTTGCGAACCACAATCATCAAGTCTCTGAACCTTCCCCTTGCTCTATCATAGCGAGTTTAGGGGCTTGGCTGCGGATTGTCCAATCCTTCACATTTTTACCATTGGTTTCGGCAATTAACCGAGTTCCCCGACCTCACATTTCTGTTGGGTGGGTGGTAGTGAAGGCTCTAAGGAGTTTCCCGCAATTTGGTCGTGTTGCCATTGGATAAGTTTATTTATAAAATCTATTGCTCTTGTTTTTATTTCTTCTATGGTTTCGTGTTTTCCAACGAATGTTGTTTGTATATTATTTATTTTTACTTTGATATAAGTAGTATTAAGTGTGTTGTTTTTTACGTAGTATATATATTTTTGAATGTTGGATTCATCAATTTTTACATCTTTGAGTCTTTCAAATTTTTGATTTATATGTTGTTTGAAGGTGGATTGCATCATTTCAGTTCGTTTGGAAACATCTTTCAATGCTTCTTTAATCCCTTCCGAGATTCGTTGTTTTGTAATTTCACTTCTTTTTACAACCTTTTGTCTTTCTGCAAAAGATACAAGTGATTTTTCAACCCGAACATACCGACACGTTTTTCCTCCATCCGTTAAATTATAACCATTTGGATATTTTGTATTATATTCTTTGATGTATTTTATTTCATATTCGTCTAATTTATCGAGTGAGCATTCTAATATTTTCTCACAAGTAAATGTATTGACATCATATTTCAATAAAGCAGAATTTAAATAATTACAACATTTTTTCTTCTTTGAATAACATTCATTGATGTGGTCTTTAAACCGTCCAATGTATCCAAAGGGTCTGTATTTATTATGGTTCAACCGATGACTCCTTGTTTGTCCAACATATTTTTTATTATTTATTGTATTTGTAATTACGTATATTTCTCCAACCACTTTTTCCTTTTCCGTTATATCAAGTATTTTATTCATTTATTATAGTATTATAAGAGCAAGTTTTTATATATTTATCAAATGACTAAGAGATTATATTTGCCAATAATTATGCACATATTTATTTATTATTGACAAGTAGATATTACACTGTTTTCCTTTTCAAGTTTTATCTACATCTTGAAAAGCAGTCTCTTGTTGGTGACAAAATGTCTATCACCATCAAAGTCAGCATTGTACGGTTTAGTGTCACAAACGTTCATCCGAAACGTATCTCCACGTTTCATCACTTTCACGATATGACACATCATACTCATCCTGTGCAAACTGGGCTGACGATTGAAAAGCACCGCGTCTCCGTCCATCATATGTCGATGAACCACGTCGCCGTTCTCCAATCGAATTGAATTGCGATCCAACATTTTTAACCGCACATTGGATCCATTCTTTTCCAAAATATTTGCACCTGGATACACATCTGGTCCGTTTTGAACCAGCTTGGTTAAGAATTTTTTATTTCGGTCATTCACGACTACCGGTTTTGTCAAACACATTGCAACATTTAACGGCACGCCAAGTTGACGCGCCGACAAATTTGGATCACCCGTAATGACTGAACGCGCGCTGAAATCCACACGCTTGCCCATCAAATTGCCTCGGATACGGCCATTTTTAGAATTCAAACGTCCAGTAATGCACTGCAGTGGTCGATTTGTTCGGTTTGCCATGGGAACTGCACCCTTTACTTTATTGTTCACAATCATTGCAACAAAATATTGCAACACATCTGTCAATTTATCAATAAACTGTGGTGAAGTAGTATTGCTGTTGATGCGTTCGGCAAGATCCTTATTTGTTTTAATGATATGACTGTAAATGTGTGTCAAATCGTCTTCTGAGCGCTGGTTTGCGTCCATTTTAACAGACGGGCGAACCGAAGGTGGAGCAACGGGCAACACTTGACAAATCATCCAGTCAGGTCTAGACCAAGTTGCACTAAATCCCATAAACTCGACATCTTCGTCGGATATGCGCTTGAAAATTTTCAACACAACTTCCGGAGTAAATCGCATGGATACATCGCTGGATGCACCATCATCAGTAGTAGCATCCTGTTTCAATCCGTCCCAACTAGCAATAATTGTTGCCATGTTTTCGAGTTTAATTTTGGTTGGTTGTTTGCATCCGCATCCAGTTTCAGTATATTCACCACAACGTTTAACATTTTGGCATAGTGGGTAAACATATTCCCAACGTTTGTATGAATTCATGCTAGTTACGTGGTTATGTTCGTCTTTGTTGATCAATAACTTACTGCATTTAAAACATACACACTTGAGAATTTTCATGATTTCCTTAATATGTTGAATAAAGAACACCGGG